CTTGAATAACGAAACAGCATTAACTCAGTTCAAAGAATCAGCAAACGTAGTAACCCAAGAAATATCAGGACATGATTATTTGGAGCGCATCTCCAATCCGTTTGTTGATCAAACCCCAACGCAAGTGCTCGAAAGAGTATATCGCTTGGCAACTCTTTCTTGGACGCCTGGGATGGCCAACCAGGCATTTACATTTCCCGGTCCTTTAGTTAACACTTTAATAGCGAATTATCTAGCACCTTTTAGATATTTTCGCGCGGGAATCAAACTTCAAATTAGAATGAATTCAACACCTTATCATCAAGGAGCTCTTATGGTTAGTTCTTTACCAACTATAGATGCTTCAGTTGGTTCTCCAACTACCCTTTGGAATCCATATGTGCTTTCAGGTTTTAAACCAGTTGTGCTTTCAGCGTCAACACAAGATTCCTGTGTTATAGAGTTTCCTTATCTGAATCCAGTTCCTTGGCTTTCAGTTTCAACTCTTAGTACATCAGCAGCGATAGGCACAATTCTAATTTCTGAATTAAACGAACTTACTTCCACTTCAACTGGAGTTCCTGCGTCCGTGGAACTCTTAGTTTTTGGTTCGTTTACTAATCCCAAAGTGGCATCGTACAACGAAACCGTGGCTGCCCAATCCACAGGCAGATCTCGTTTTGCGTTTGATTTTCTTCCAATTCCTGCGCTTAAGCATGCGGGGGATGAAGCAAAAATCAAGAATAAAGAAGGTGTCGATTCTAGAGGAATTCAAAAAGTAGTAGGAGGAGTTAGCGAAATCATTAAGATGATTCCCATTGTTGGAGATATTTATCGTCCAATCGCCAATTTTATTTCTACCTATGGAAAAAATTTAGATATGCCCACAGACACAGCTGTTACCACAATGGTTCAACAGTATCCCTTCCAGTATCAAAACAATGTTCGCGGACTGTTCCAAGGAGACAAATTTACTATGTTTCCACAGTCAGCAATATCCATGGACAACTTTTCAATGGAAACTTCAGAGATGTCTATTACGCAACTTGTAATGACACCTATGTTGAATTGGCGTTATATTTATGCTAATTCAGGTGACATAAACACCATAAACGTCCATCCCTTGGAAGCGAACGATGCAACCAGCGCTTTCACTTGTGATTATCTTGCTTATGTTGCAGCCCATCACGAGTATTGGAGAGGTTCTATAAAATACATGTTCCATTTTATTAGTTCCGCTTTTTACTCAGCAAGATTTCAACTCTCCTATCAGCTTAACGCTGGAGGATTAATTGATGCCAACTTACCATCTCAGATCATTGATGTTAAAGGCGATACAATTACAGAAGTTACTATTCCATTTTTATGGAATACATTCTGGAGAAAAACTGGGATCTTAGGTCTTAACACCTTACCCAGTTTACAGCTCAAAATGATCACACCAATTGCAGGTTCTTCCGATCCGTCCACACCCATCATTTATGTTAATGTTTGGCGCTCAGGAGGAGAAGATTCTCAATTTTCACTGCTTAAGGGTTCACAAAACACGTTACCGTGGATCCCAGCAACAACCACAAAAACCACAACGATTACAACCGGAGTAACACAACCTAGAGCTCAAACGAGTGTTTGTTCTAGATTTCAGCAAAAATTCGCCCCAATAAATGAATTTGCTCAGTTCTC